TTGAATTAACTTCCAGTACGGGCGGTGGGACTCGAACCCACAAGGTCAAAGACCGGGAGATTTTAAGTCTCCTGCGTATGCCTATTCCGCCACGCCCGCAAAAAATATAATGGTCTGTAATTTGTCGACCTCTCATTATAAGCCATGTAATTTTTGCGAAAAAAAAAATAATCTTTGTAGGGAGAAACGCAGAAGCCGTGTACAGTTTTTGTACACGACTTCCGCGTTCGTTCCCTCGTCAGTTGACGTTGATGTTCTTCGGACGGACGATCGTGTTGAACGCCTTCGAAGACCACACGTGGTGCTGCTCGTAGGCCACGATGAGCAGGATCCCGACGATGTTTCCAGCGACGACGACCAGCGTGTCGCGGCTGATCTGGTTCGTGTTTCGCTTCTGCGAGTCACGAGCTTCGATCAGCCGCTCCAGCTGGTTGACGTAGTTGTTGTACTCGTCGGAACCCGGTTCGGTCATGTCCATGTAGTTCAGCACTCGTTGAATGGCATCCTCGAGCGATGTTGACAATTCGTCCCGCTTTCGGAACATAATTCCTCCTTGTTAGGGTCTCATTATAAGCCTTGTATTAACTGCGATCCTCAATAGGATTGTTTAAAACTTTAAAGCAAATATGAGACTTTAATCTAAGGATTTCTGGACTATCATCCAGCTCCAAAGAATATAGCATTTCTCCAGTTTCGTTTTGGCTAACCATCATAGTCCCGTCGTACTTTAAATCAGATTTTACGTACGATCGAGACGAAATTAAAAGAAAAACTCCAAGCGCAACCGTAATTAAAAGGCCTAAAACCACGACAAAAATTGACCATGATAGATCAAACGCTGTTGACACGCCCAAATATAAAGCCGCCGCTCCAGGTAAAACAACCATAACAAGCGCTTTTAGAAAATCATAGAAACTATTTGAAATTAAAATTAAAGGTTGACTTTTCTTTTTAAAACGCAAAGGCTCAGTCACTTTTTCTCCTGTTAGTTCTTAAATCTAAAGTTGGTGAAAATTTGTGCCCCGACCTTAGCGGAAGTTCGCTTAATTCTTTCATAATCAAATCCGCTGTTCCGTTCCCGCCCAAAGTTTTATACGGCGTGTAAATATTAGCCAGTAAAACTTCATATTCTTCTCGGTTTACCCATCCTTGTGAAATGTAAACGTCACAAATATCATGAAAGACTTTGTGTGTGATACCGAGCAGTAAAATAAGCTCAGCCTCTTTTTCGCTCTGTTTCTGCGAAAAGAACTTCCAAAATCCGGCCGAAGCTCCTACGGTATAGACGCCAGTAAAAATTAAAGCCGCCCATTGATCCCATTCCATTTCAACCTCCAGTAAATGGCGGCTGCTTCGGCCAAAAATCAGAGTTGTTATCTTTAATTGTTTTGTTATAAATATCAAACAAATCTGAGTCGTAAGAAGAACTATTAGGGTCAACTAAATTATCTTCTACATTTGGCTCTGGATTGGAACTATTATAATTTTTAGAACTAATGCCAAGAACAACGCCAGAAAACGTAGCGAAAGCGGCTAAAGTTCCAACTACTTTTTCAGGCGATGGAAGGCCCCATAACTGCCCAATTGTTAAGTAAAATGTACAAAAGGCTGGAAACCAAATTTGAATTGCTTTCTTTGCAAAATCATACTGTTTATTAGATAAGTTAAACATTTTACTCCTAAATCTCGTCCGTCAAAGTTGGATAAGAGCTTTCACCAGTTTCGTCCTCAATTTCAACGTGTTCAATAACTCGCATTCGTGCAGAAGTGTTATAGTCGCCACGAACAGATACAATATCGCCAACATTATAATCTGTTCGATACTTGTAAGTCTGAGACGAAGAACTAATTTTAGCGTTTGTAATTGCCACGTTGCTTTGCTGCGCAAGGGCCTCGTAGCCGCGAATTAAAAGTTTGTTAATTACTGCAGTTAAATCGGCTCCTTGCGGATAGGCACTAAACTGATTGTCAATATCTGATGCATCAACAATCATAGTTCGTCTATCATACCCAGCTTCTGCTGAGTTGATGAACTGGTCAACCCATCGACCAAGAATATAAGCGCAGTTTTTTAATTTTTTATTACTCCAAAGGTAATCGGCAGAATCGATGTCTCCGTATTCATAAGAAAATGCAACCGAAGAGCTTTTGTCTTCCCCATCATGAATAAAAATACTTAACTCATTGTTCCAGTAATTTGGGCGAACTGTTCTAATACCAAGGTTGTCAATTTCCAAAAGAGTAATGACTCCAGAATAGACTTCACCCTTTTTAATTACTCTTTCTTCGTATACTCCGTCTTTTTCAACTCCATTAACAGCTCTTACGTTTAAAAATGAGTCTTTTGGATCCCAAAGAAAATCAGTTCGAATATGATTGTTAATCAGTGTAGTTGCTTGCCACCAACTATAGTTTGCAGCCATCAAATATTCTGGAATTACCATTTCCCGGTCTACCCAGTCCTGGTTTGCGCCAACAATTCGGTTCTCTAAAAAAGTTTCAAAGCTTCTGCCAGTAATTTTGATAGTTGCCTCGGAGCCTTTTTGTTGATTAATTTCATGGTTTTCAACAATCATAACTTCTGTGCTTTCGGCGTGCGAAATTAAAGTACCAATTGGAAGAGTCTTTTGAATATCAGTATCAATTTTTGCAATTAATTCAAACTCACAAAAGTCTCGGTACCTTTCAATCCACATCAAACTGTCCCAGCCGTTTACAAGTTCTCCGCTTAGAATATCCAATTCTACACCGGAGCATTTTGGAAACTTAAACAAGTCCATTTAGATCCCCCAGTAAGTATGTTGGTGCCGAATATAATTCCAGGAAAAATTGTTTGCAGTAATGTAAAACTCGTTTGTGCCTGGAAAAATAATTGGCCAAACTGAATCGGCTTTTAAGCGGTCTAATAAATGAATAGTTTGTCCTTCTCTCTCCATATATAAATGTCTTTTATTGTTCAAACTTGAGAATTTAAGAACATCTAAATTTTGAAAGCCAATAATGCCAAATACATCTCCAGGCATTACTTCAAATTTCCAATCGTAAGCCTCGTCCTGAATCTTAAAAAATGGCGTTGGCCCGCTAAAAACCACCTCAAACTCAAAGCCGTGTGGAGCTGTTGAAACATCGTCAATAATAACAGGCGTGTTTGGTGAAGCAAAATCTGTTTGCGCATAAGTAAAGTTTGGAGAGGTCAGCATTGGGTCAATGCACTCCATTGTAAGTTGAACTTCTGGAGTGTCGGAAAAATGATTTGCTTCTAATTTAGTAACCAAACCCTTAAGCGAGGCAACAACTGAGTTTCCATCTTTAAACTGAACATCAATTGCTCCAGTTCTAGACGAAGAAATACCACGATACAGCTTATCTCTCAAAGTTGTAATCGTTTCTCCTGCGGAGTATTTTGGGTTCAGGGAGATTCTAATAACAAGCTCTCTTTTATCCGCACTCATTGCGTAAAACTTGTTATTAGAAGAGCTCCCCAACCCATAAAATTTTGCCGTAATATCACCGCTGTCAATGCCTGCCAAAGCTTTTGCTACATAAGAATTAGTTGAGGTTGGATCCCTAAAGCTAAGATTAATTAAATGATTATCACAAGAACAATACAAGTCAATGTTTGTTACTTTCATGGAATGCTCAACTCCTCTTTAGCTAAAGTAATCTGGCTCCTGGTGTTACGGTAAATATCGCTAGTAGACAAAGCCGTCGGTGAGTAAATGTTCTGCTCAAACGTAATTTCAGTTGGGCCAGAATTAGCCGCAACTTCAGTCGCAGAGCTAGGGGCAACGTCTGTTGTCTTAGCAATATACCGGGCGTTTCCGTAAGAAAGCGAGGCCGTCATAGTGTTTGACCCCAACATACTACTTAAATAACTAGCATCTTTTTGCACGTTAGAAAGATCTAAGACTGGAGTCACCCTCGGGTTGAACTCATCAATTGACTCAAGGCCATAAACAAAGCTACTTAAAACGTTTGAAAATGCATTAACAGATGATTCAGCAAGTTTTTCAGAAGCGTTTTCGACCATTGTCGTTTTGCTAAGACCAATAACCAGCCCATCACCAACATCTTTACCAATTTTAATAAAAACTTTAGACGGAGAATTACTATCAAATACGCCTGTAACAATACCAATGGCGCCTTGGGCAAGACTTCTCGCCTGGTCAAATACTTCTTTGGCTCTACTAGCCAAACCACCGGTCATACCGTCAATAATTGCCCCGGCTAGACGACGGCCTTCTGTTCGGATTTCTGGAGAATATTTTTCAACAGCAGTTCTTAAACCACTAAGCAATTTAAGAAGCATTGCCCCGGCTTTGTCCGCAAAGTCAATAGCATCATCAACTAAACCGTCCAAGAAATCAACTGCAGCGTCTTTACCGGCGGTTGCCAAATCACCAGCTTTTTGACCAATTTCATAAATTAGATTCTCAATTAAATCTGCAACAGCTGTAATTACTTTGTCCAGATTACCGCTAATAGACCCTAAGAAACTAACTAAAGCGTCAGTTCCAGCACCGGCAATTCGTTCCGCGTTGTTACCCGCCTGAGTAATAAACTCAGTAATCATATCAGTAACGGCGCTTGCAATATTGATAAAGCCATTTCGGATGCCATTGATCAGCTGAACAATTAAATTAAACCCAGCATCAATAATCGGCTGAATATTAAGGGCAATCCCATTGATAAACGTAACAATAAAGTTTGTTCCGGCTTCAAGGAGGAGCGGGATCCCATTTGTCAAACCGTTAATAAAGTTTGTAAGGATGCTCAATGCCAGAGTGGTGATCATCTCAATGTTATCGTTAATACCGTTCAAGAAAGAAGTAAGTAATTCGATCCCAATTTGAATCATAATTGGAACTTTTTCCCGAAGCAGCTTAAACCCAATGTCCATGATCGCGCCAATTGCTTCGCCAATCTTTGGCGAAAGCTCAATGATCTTGTCAAGGATGAGCAGCAGAACGTCTCCGAACCCATTTACTAAATCTGGAGCGTTGTCTAGAAGAACTTTTATGAGCTCAATGAATCCCTCGGCAAGTTTTCGAATAAACCTAGGAACTGCTTGCGCAACCGTGTCCAGAACATCTCCAAATGTGTTTAGAGCATCTGGACCCACACGGGCAAAGATTTCTAGAGACTCAGCAAAGAGTTTTGCGCCTACCCCAAACAAAGCAAACGCAGCGCCAACAAGAATCAAAGCCGCCCCAAGGCCGATTAGCGCAGCAAGAAGAGGCGGGAAAGCTGCAATTGCCGCGGCGGCAAGGCCAAGCACTAAAAGAACACCGGCAATACCAAGAAGGCCCTTGCCAATCTCGCCAAGGCTTAACTGCCCAACCGTGCTTAGCACTTGAGCCAACACGTAAAGAGCGGCAGACATAATAAGAATAGAGGCCGCCCCTGGGAGAGCATTTTGCATTGAGTTTGCCGCAATAACAAGAATGGCCAGTACTGCCGCCATTCCGGCAATACCCTTGATCAACTCCCCAAGTTCTAGCGAGCCAAGACTCTTTACTGCTTGCGCCATGACGTACATAGCTCCAGCAATGACCAACAAACCAAACGCCGTTGGAACAAGATTGTCGGGCAACAAAAGTGTAGCCTGAATAATCAAGAATAGAGCCGCGCCAAGGCCAACCAAACCTTTAACCATGTCGCTCCATGGCATATCAGCAAACTTTTGAACGGCTTTCTGCACCCCAAGCAAACCAATACCAAGAAGCACAAAGTTGACACCAAGTTTGGTAATGTTCTTATTGTCCAAAGCCTTCATTGCTAGAACGAATCCAGCAAGAATAACGCCAACTGCAAGAAGCCCTTGGCCAAGTTGTTTAAGATCCATGGACCCAAAAGCTTTAATTGGAAAGCTCAGCAGGAGCATTGAGACCGCAAGGACGCCAAGAGAAAATGCAAGTTTTACAATTCCGTCTGTATTTCCATCTAAATATTTGGCTGCAAGAACTAAACCGCCTAGACCGGCTGCAATTCCCGCCAGTCCAGTAACTAATTCTGCAGGATCTAACCTACTTAAAATAACAATAGAAACAGTAAGCGCGAGCATTGCGATACCAAGAAGAGTCATGCTACTAGCTAAAGCCATTAATTTAACAGGATTCATTTCAATTTTAGAAAGTAATGTCAGCGCGGCCACCATAGACCCAATTCCACCAGCTACGGCGCCAAGACTTGTTGCAATTTTAGTTGGCTCAATAAATGACAAAGCAATAATCGAAGCTGTAAGAACTGCCATAGCAATCGCAATCCTTAACAAAGCGTCAGCTTTTATTTGCAGCTGAAATGCTTGAAGGGTGTTTCCGACCTCATCAATTGCCCCAGAAAAAGATTCTAAAAGATCTGAAAGCCCAGCAAATTTAATACCCTCGGTAACAAACTTTCTAATATAGAAAACAAGGCCACCAAACAAACCAACCGCAACGCCGGCCAAAGCTGGCTTAAAAACATCTGATGTAAACGCGGAAGAAATACCCTCTCCAATTCCGGAAAAGAAATTACTTATTGAAGACCCAATCCCCCCAATAAGTTCTTTGACCCCATTAAAAGCGTTTTTTAACGTATCTCCAATAGTAGAAAATACCGATTTAGTTTTTTCACCAACAGTTGAAAGCCCACTAAGTTTTTCAGAAATTGTGCTAAAAACCCCAGTAGCTTTTTCTCCACCTGGAACGGCTTCTCCACCACCAAACAAACTAGAAATTTTTTCTTTGGCGGCTGTAATAAACTCGCCAAGCTTTTGAATTCCGGTGTTAATAATACCAAAGAACCTCTCGATTCCCCCACCTGAAACAAGCATTTCTTGAAGTTTAGTGATAAGATTACCAATGCCAGCTGCGGCTGGTGCAGCAGACCCAGCAAGGTTAAACAAAACTCCAAATAAGTTTTTAATAACACTAAAAATTCCAGAAACAACCGCAATGCCGATTTTAAAAATAGAAAATAAACCGGTAAAAATTGATTTAATTCTACCAGCAGTTTCTCCGCCAATGGAAAGCCCAGCAGCAAAGTCTCTAAATTTAGCAGAAAGAATAACTAATGTGGCAGCAGTTACTGGTGGAAAAACCTGTCTAAAAGCTTCTCTAATAGGAGCCAAGATGGTTTTAATGCCGGCTAAAGCATATAGCAACCCTTGAAGGACTGCGTCTCTTCCACCAAAAGTTCTCCATCCACGTAACATCTCGTTTCTTCGTTCAGTAATTCCCTGAATTGAACTAGAAATTGCATTCCCGAAACCACTAAATAATGTTTTGGCTTCCATGAAGTCGCCAACAATAAGTCTAAACGATGACGCCATTCCAGTGCCAAGAGCTTCTTTAACTACGCTTACCAGCTGAGTTGCAGTTTTAATTTCAGTTGCTGCTTTAACTGCTGTGTCTGCCGTTTTCTGAAGCGCAACAATCTGAGCATCAGAAAAGCCTTTTGCTGACAATTCTGCTGCGCTAAGATCGCCAGAAAGACCAGCTAACGTCGTGCTTAGAACGTCGGCGGTAATCCACCCATCTTGAAGGCTTTCCCGGAAAGAGTTTCCAGAATCTTCCCATTCGGTAAAGCTCTGGTCCAGTGGGACGTTGGCAATGGTCCCCATTGCCTTAGCCGTCTCAAACAAGGCGGACTTAAAAATTTCACCACCCATACCAGCATTGACAACTGAGTTCCAGTCCATCAAACTAACTTTTCCAGCGGCCAAGGCCTGCGAAAGCTGGTACATTGCGGTAGAGGCTTGTTCGGATGAAGAACCAGAAATGGCCGCTAAGTTTGCAATACCTTTAATTGAACTAACAGAAGTATCAAGATCAACACCGGCAGCGGTGAACGTGCCAATGTTTTTTGCCATTTGGGCAAAATTGTAAATAGTTTTATCTGAGTATACATTTAACTCGTCTAGCGCATCGTTAACAGTACTTAAAGTTTCACCTTTAGACTCGGTGTTTGCTAGGATTGTTTGAATAGAACTCATGTTGAGTTCGTATTCCTGGAATCCAGAAAGAACTGGGTCCAGAGTTAACGCTTTTGCAATTTGAGTACCTGCTTGAAATGCTTTGGCTGTAATCCCAGCCAAAACAGTTGCCGCGATAGTAGCTAAAGCTAAAAACTTAGTCGAAACACCATCAACTTGGAAGCTCATTCCACCGAGATCAACTCGGTTGGCAGCTGTTGTAACGTCATCTAATCCTTTAATACCATCTCTAAGTTGGAGTTTATTATTAACTTTGTCTGCGGCAGTGCCAATGTTTTCTAAGCCTTTAGTGCTTCCCTCAAGCTTTAAACTACTACTAGTTTTTTGCGCCGCCGTAGAGACGTTTTCAAGACCTTTTGTGCTTCCTTTAAGTTCTAGTTTTTGATTAAACTTATCTAACGATCTTGACGTTTCCTCAATGCTCCGTTGAAAGGAGGCATTATCAAAAGTAATTTTGACTACGCGGTTGTCTACTCCGCTCATGCTTTCACCTGCCTCCAAATGTCATTTACAATCTTTTCGAACACTGGCCTAATGGCTGGGTTAATATAATCAATTCCTTGAACGTAACCGCCAGTTCCAGTCCCATGACCGTACTGAATTAAAATAGCTACGTTAACCCCGTCATTTGTGTTAGTATTATACCATTCGATTCCTGGGTTGGTTTTGCTGTTGATAATTCTGTAGCCCCAAGAATCAGAAGTGAGACCGCTTTCTTCCGGAGTGTACTTTTCTAAAGCATTTACTCCCATTTTGCCATACTTATCTAAGTTTACAAAGAGGTCGTTTGACGAAAGCTTTTTTAAAAACTTTTTAGTCTTTGAAAAGTCTCCTGTGGAAGATAAAGTAATCAAAGCGGTCTCCTTTCTAACTAGAGAATTCCAATGTCTTCAACAATAATAAAAGCGGCTGAACCATTCTCGTCACTCTGGATTAGAGTGTTTGGGTACGTGCTGTAGGCCTGAAGTTTAAATGATTTAGATACATTCCACCCTGCCGGCGCAATAACCACTGCACTAGAATGGGCGTGAACAACCCAGTTGTTAAAAGATGCGTGAGCTCCACCGCGAACAATGGTGTTTGGGTCGCTATTTCCAGTTCCAGTATCCGAAGGAACCAACCTAGTTACAAATCCGCTTCCTCCAAGTGCGCTAAAGGCAACGTGGCAAGTAAATTTGTAAGCCCGGCCAACGGTTGGCGTAAACGTAACCGTAGTTCCATTAACATTTTGCCATAAGTTAGCTGAGCCCATTGTCTGCTGAATATTATAAGAACTAAACGCAACAATTCCACGTCCGCTGTCAGAGATCTGAGATTCAACGTTAGCCACAGCTGAGTTTAACTGAGAAAGACTTACGTCTCCTGTCGGTCCCTGAACGCCCTGAGGACCTCGAACATTTCCAGCGTTAATTGTCTGGTTGTTGTATCGAGTTAAAATTAAATCGTTTCCAATAACCTGGCCACTAACAATGGCCTGGTCTTCAATTTCCTGAATTCTTGCGGCCGTATAACCTGTAACTGTAGCCATGACCCTCCTTAAAAAGAATCTGAAAGCTGATAGGTAAAAGTATCTAAGTATCTAACGTTTGCGTCTCTAATTTCGTAAGTTCCGTTGGCACTGGTAACAACAATTAAGTTATCGCTAGAAGTAGACGCAGTCCAAGTACCGTCTCCATTGTCAACAACTTTAATGTTCGGAGCGTCTTTAACATCTTTTGTATCACTAAGAATGTACACATCATCTTCAGTAAAAATTGCATTTGCATCTTTAATTAAAAATTCACCTTCATCTACAAACATAATAAACCCTGGATATTTTGTTTCTGCTGTCCAGGTTCCGTTTCCATTGTCAGTAATTTTAATTCTAAACCAATTGTTAATATAAGAAACTAAATCGTTCATAGAAAGTAAAGATGCATTGGCGTAGTTTGTTCCGTAAAGAATGGCCTCAATTTCTTCCAAAAGCCAAGGATCTAACTCAGAAGTGTTAATCACCATATAAGCAGAAGGCCTATACCCTTCAATGTACTCTGGTGTAGTAAATAGTTCCCACTCGAACTCAACTAAAGACGGGTCATCACTAGCGGTTGCGTAAGTTTTTTCGCTGGGAATAGCAGTAATGTTATAAACAATATGAATTTTATATCCAGCTTCACTGCCTTCAAAATCGTTACCAATTTTTGTTCTATAACATAATGCAAATGTTTTTTGCGGTTGTTCGTTTAAATGAACACCGCTTCGAAGTTCTTCTGCGCCGTTAATTTCATCCAATTCATTTGGATATGTTACCGCAGAAAGAGTCGCTGTAAAAGTTCCAAGTTTTACAACGTCATTAATCTTTGACCCGTCTAAAAAGACTGGCTCAGCAGATCGGTCAAGGCTTTCATTGATAGAGGTTAAACCATTCCAAGGAACTGCCGAACCATCTGGTAAGTACAGAACGCCGTTGTCTAAACCAGACTCATAATACCTATCCCCAACCGCATCCCAAGTAATTTTAGGCATTTGTCCTCCGTTTAACCTTTGGTCCCTAGTTCGGCTTTTCTACGAGCATTAAGCTCTTTGTTTCTATTTGAAATCTCATGCCGAGACATCTTTTTTTGTGGGGAGTTTTTAATATTGCAAATTCTAATTAAAGAAAACAGCCGGTTTAAGTGCCATGTCTCACATTCAAACGGAATATTAAAGGCAACTAACCAATAGTAAATTAACTCGGCGGTAATGGTTTCTCCCTTTGACTTTTGTTGCGGCATAACACCAAATGTAGTAGCCGACTGTGGAGATTCAATGTAGTCATTAATTTTTTGTAAGTTTTTTTCTGAAAATCTGTAAATAACGTTTTCGTCATCCAAATCATGCAAAAGCATACACTTAATGTAATAAAAAATTTCTTCATGGCTTTTGTTGTTTGCTGACAAGAATGGTTTTTGAAATTCTGACTCCCATTTTGACAGAGAGACCAGAGAATGCTCTAAGTATAAAACTGTGTCATTAATAGTCTCAAAGGTTTGTGTCTCTTCATCGAAAAGCTCGTCGCCTTCGACAACAAGTTTAAGCATTCTCTGGCCTCCTGCCCAAAGTCATCAGGTGAAGTCGTAGAACCAATCGTCATCGACATTAGCCGGGAAGTAGTATCCGTTGTTGGGACGAGCCGTAACAACAGTATCCTCGGTAATGACGACAGCGCCAGCAGCCTGTGCGACGTTGTTGATGTAGTAAGTAACACCGGTAACCGACGGGATCGTAATCGTGTCAGTAGCCGAGTTATACGACGGCTCAGTCGGGGTGACCTGCACCGCGGTTCCGCTGAAGATGGAAATCACCGCATCAGGAAGGGGCAGAGACGGATCAGTCCCAGCCGTTCCGTAGAGGAAGTTTTCAAGAATCTCTAAATCACCGGAATCAACCATGGTGGAGTCAACCGTTAAGATAGAAGTAGGCCTAGCGTCAGTAACCGCAACCGGGACCGTCGTTAACTCCCAGCTAAACGTAATAGCCTCGGGCGAATCGTTGATCGTCGTGTAGGCCTTCTCCGAAGGGCTCGCGCTACAGCCGTAAACCAGGTGAAGTTTGTAGCCATAATCATCGCCATCGATGTCGTTGCCAAGTTTGGTCCTGTAGGAAAGACCAAACGTACGACGAGCCTGCTGCCCAATGGTTAATCCAGGCGCGGGAACGCCAAGACCATCAAAAGGAGCGAACTCATCCGGGTAAGTAAAGGCCTCAATAGTCCCACCGAACTCCTCGGCCGAGAAGAGGTTCAGGTACTTAACGTTATCCGCATACTGAGCGTTAGGCTCCGCGCCCGAAGGGGTCTCCGTAACGGTAACAAGACCGTTCCAAGCAACTCCATCAGTGTAAGCGCCCGAAGAATCGGGGATGTAGAGAACACCCCGGTCCACACCGGTCTCATAGATTCGCTCACCGGCACCGTCCCAAGTAAGAACTGCCATTGATATCTCCTTCTAGAAGTAAAGTTTGTAAACGTCGTGGTTTAGATTGTCTGCCGTGTAAAAACGATCATAAACACATGATGGCAACTCTGAAATCTTTTTAGGAATGTCGCTATCAGGGTTTCTATCAATAACTGTTAATTGATATCGCAATTTGTTTTTATACGGCTTATTATCTGCAAAGTCAGTGCTTTCGTCGTCTCTTTTGTAAATGATACAGGGGTATTTAATTTGAACGGTAGGAGGTGGTTGAAAATATACGTAGTCGCTACCTAAAAGATCAACTAAAAGTTCCTGAAGTTCAAGCCGTTGGGCCATTGTAAACACTCCCAAGACTGAGGATTAGGCGGGGGCTCTTGACTTCGACACTAGTCACAGTCCAAAGAACCCCCGCCCACCGCACGTATTTAATTTTAAAGAAGTGATCGATGGCATATTGATCGGCAACAATACTAATAGAGTTGCCAACCGAAATATCATTATTTAAAGATACTCCCGAATCTAAAGTTCTAGTATTACGAATAATATCTCCATAATACTGATACTCGGTAATGAGATCAACCCAAATACCAGACTCGGGTGGGTCTTCTACAGCTTCCCCGTATCCAATTTCTCCATAAAATTTAGCCATCTAAGCTCCTAAATCACTCCCCGACAAATGTCCAGGAATCGTTCTCGCTGCTCGGGAAGTAGTAGCCGCTTGCCGGAACTGCGTTCACAACAAACGTCTCACCCTCAGCAACCGAGTAAGGCGACCCAGCCGCGTTCATCGTCGAATCATCAGAGGCGTCCTGGTAGACGACACCCGTCTGGTTCGTGATGGTAATGTCGGAGCCGTCGAAAGCAGGCTCAGCCGGGGTAACCGCAACGAGAGAAGCAGCAACCTTCTTGACAACCATCGCCGACTTCAACTTGGTAAGCGCCCCAGAAACACGGGTCTCGATCAGGTACTTGTACTGGTTGTAATCGATGTCGAAATCGTCAAACATGCTGACGTTTCCGCCCTTATCGGCGCCAATAATGTAATCGACCGGGTTAACGAGAATGGCGACGATGTCGTCCTCTTCCTCCATAACCTCAACCGGAACAATCTCAGCGACCCGAAGCTCGGTAGCAACCTCGTCAAGGGTCTTGTAGATACGACGACCGACCGTGTCCTTCAGAAGCAGGAACTTGGCAATGTAGGTCTCGGTAGTGTACATGGTCGGAAGACCAGTGCCCTTCCAGTACTGGCGGTTCATCACAATGGCGTCAATAATCTCCTGCACCGAGGAGTTAGCATCATCGATGTTGACGTTAACGACAGTGGTGTAGAGCTCATGATCCTTTGCAATCGGGCGAATATTCTGCTCGTTGATCTTATCGTCGTGAGCAACGTCACGACCATCACCAATCAGAATAGCCCGGGCCAGCTCCTCATCGAGCATCAGCCGCATCTCACCCTTAAGCCAGGTGACAACGTCAAAGTCGGTGATATCGACCATGTCATCGCGATCCAGCTTCTGCTTCTTGTAGATGGTCGTCGGAGTCGTAACCCGCTTGGAGACGCCAAAGAACTCTTCCTTCTTCAGAGTACCAGTAATGTACCCCTTCGCCCTGGCCTCTTCCGGAGTGAGGTCAGCCGACATCGTCTTAACTCGGCTAAACGGGCTCTTCCGGGTCGCCGAAAGGAGCTTGTTAACCCACTCAGTCCGACGAGTGAACCACTCCGGAGTCGTGGCAATGTTCTGGGCATCCGGGAAAAGAAGATCGATGTCGGTGATACCATGCTGTAAAGCAAAGGCATCAACGGCGTCCTTAAGGGAGCCGAGCTTGGTAGCGTCGGAAACAATACCCTCAATATCGGCGTGAGAAAGCGTCCGAGGGGCCTCGGGCTTGGACTCATCGCCCTGCTCAAAAACGTTGCGGGTCATTTTATCACCTTCCTTGTCGGTGTCATTGGTAGTAACATTGTCCTGAGCCATTTCGCCGGTCTCAGTATTATTGTCTTCAGCAGAGAGAAGTGCTTCACCAATCATATAATGAAGAACCTCTTTCTGCTTATCGGTCATTGTCTCATAAACGTCTTCGATGGTCTCTTCGTCATCGGTATTGTCTTCCGGCTCATCATCTTTAGCATCAGAAGGAGCATCTCCCTCAGCGTGCTGAAGCTCAAGACCAGTGTAAATAATAACTTCGTCCTCTAAGGTGAACTCGTCCCCATCAGAGTGCTTAATAGTAACATTCTCAATAAGTGCGCCAGGATTTGCCCCGGAAAGAACAAGGCTAACCTCTCGAATAGCTCCGTGTAAAACCCGTCCAGTCCGCTCAATTAAGTCATTTGCCCAAATGGACAACATGTTAATGTCGCCATGCTCTAATAAATCTTTTGCGTGGCTAGCTTTACCAGAAGAATTAAAGAAACCATATGCGTAAACGCCATCTGGACGAGCTTCTAAAATTGCGTGACCAAGAACATTCTCTGGATCGTTGTGCCCGTGCTGCCAAACCAGCGGAACCTTTGCCTTATCCTGATGCTTAAAGGCGTCAGGCATAATGGTTCGCCCGTCGGTACACTTAAGCCCCGCCTTTGTGGCGTAGCCGCTAAAATCTGCTTCCATTTTGACTTCCTTTCCTAAGATTCAGCCACGTCGTTTAATGGCGGTTGTTGTGGCATGTTGCTATTGACCAGCTCGTCGGCTTTTGGATCCTTAGATGGAGGAATGCCAATAAACCCACGAATTTCGTTTGAAGTTAGAATTTCGTTTCTTGTAAACTTATCCGCAATGTCAGCAAGGTCACTAACAGAAACAAGCTTGAACGGATCTTTAAAGTATTGAATTCGTTCACCATCGGAAGTTCCAATTGGTCCAAGGAAAGCCCTCTGCATGGATTCTACAATTGCGTCTGCAATTGGCTCGATAGACCTACTATAATAGTTTCGCATGGCTTTTTCATCCGCCGTGCTGTTCATAATGTCTTCGGTAATCCCCAATTGGCCGTAAAGCATACCAGTTAAGTACTCAATCTGTTTTAACAAATTGTTTTCAGCTGGGCGGTTTAACTGTGTAATCTTTTCGGTTCCGTCAGTATAGGCAATTCCGTACTGGCTGCCTTTTAATTGGAATTCAATATCTTCTCTTCGCTTTTCTGCTTGCTGCCGCCTAGCTTCAGATTTTACAACGTAAGGCAACTGAATAATTAAATCTAACTTGCCGGAACTAGACTGCTCATCAACAACGTCAAGAAGCGTAAGTTTTCTAATCAATCGCTGTAGCGTAGAGTTTGGTTCGTTCATAATTGCGTATAAAGGATTCTCGACAATAGCTACATAGCGCTTTTCTAAAGTAATTTCTTCTCGTTCACCACGAGCTTCATTATAAAGGTTAATCCGAACATGTCGAGGATACCAAGCTACAACTTCGCCAACTCTAAGCGTGTAGATGTCAAATTTTTCTCTTGTCTGAGGATTGTAGTTGGTATCAACTGGGACTAAAGCGGCGCAGCCTTTGTCAAACATTGTCATAACAATGTCCTGCCGAAATGCTCTAGGCCCCTGGTCAATATTTGCCTCTAAAGTCAAAGCGGTGTTTAAAGCGCTTTGCATGTCTTCCATATATCGGCCATTTGCGTCGAGTTTAACATGTTTAAAATTAAAGCTCGCCACGTCAATGCTCATTCTTGTGTAGATTGAAGTGACAATTGACTTTTCATTGTAGTAATGAAACCTACTTCGATCGGGCCTGATGCCATAACTAGGACCATTGTGATAACTTGTTGGATCCCAAACTTCATAGTTGTCTCTAAACGCGTTCCAAGCGTTTTTAAATCTATCTAAAATTGGCATTAATGCATCACCTCCTTAAGTTACGGCGTAAATCTTACTTATTAAGCCCCTTCTAAAGCGGTAATTCGCTGATCAAAATCAAATAAAGCTGTAAAAATACTAGTAAGGGCTTCGCTATTCGCGGAGAGAAGATTCTCGTAAACACCCGGCTCAGTCTCAACAAAAAGTGCAATACTTTCAAGTTTCTGATGCTCCCGAGGCTCTCCTAAACTGGAAAGGATCACCTGAGTGGTTTTCTGATGCTCATTCATTCAAAAGCCTCCTTATTGGCTTTATAGGCAATATATGCGTCCATCATAGCGGACACATTATCAATTTTTTCGTCTGCTCTTTTTTTTAATAACTTCCTATTACCGTTGGTATCTTCCAGAGTAACTGCATTCCCCATGGCAAAGGACATTAAATCTTGATCAAAGATTAATGCTCTTTCTTCAGCTAGGATTTTTAGCTCTCCTAGAGGAACTGATTCGGTTTTTGCCCCCTGAATAACTTTTTCAATTCCATATGGTCCGTTTTCTGCTTCCCAACGAGCTACAAATTCTTTTGCATTGTAGGGGTCAAAGCCTAAGCACCTAACGTCGTATTCATTTTGAACAATAAATGCGTCAAGGTCGTCGTAAACTTCCATCATATCAAGAACGTTTCCTTCTAAAACCTGAAGACTTCCTTCATTGATAAAATCATCGTACTTTGCTCGCATGGCGCCAGGTAGTTTCATTAAAGTAAGACTTGTGATGTAACTTCTAGTTTTAATTCCAAACGCGCCATTATTTAATGGAAATAAAAATGTAAAAGCACAAAAGTCGTCGCCCTGTGAAAGATCAGCACCTAAAGCGCAGGGTACAGTCCAGAATTCTCTAGACCTGTGGGGGATAGTTTCTTCATAAGTAAAGAAATATGTATACCCCTCCATTGGTATACCAAAACGCTTTGCTAGAATATCATTCCTAGACGCTGGAGCTTTTTCAGCTCTTTCCACGTCCAAATGATAAACATCATATGTGACGGTTTTACCTAGATTTGGATTTGCTTTAACCCACGTTGCTGGATCTGAAACTTCTTCAATGTCGTCTAGTTTATAATGCCAGATTGAAACGTGCGGTGCTTGATACTCACCTTTTAAAATATTAGCAAGCTCCATTTTAATTGTATCGCCAGACCCGTTTCGCACCGTTCCCTCAGAACTAATTGCAACAATTAAATAGTCTTCCATCTTAGAAGCGCCCTGTTCAATAGCCCCAACAACATCTTCTCGAATATCCCCAGAAAGCCACTCGTCGATGGTAGAAACTTTTGGCCTAAGTCCTTGGAGTTTATTAATTGCCATCGGTCTAACTTCTAGAAGGGACCCAGTCAAAAAGTTTTCAACACCCTTTTTTGTAGAGGCTAACTTAACGCGTTCAATTTTTGACCCAGCTGTGTTTCTAATTGAGCCCTCAGTTAAAAACTTAAATAAAGGACCTCTTGCCCTTGTCACCGCAGTTCGAATTGGAGACATTACCTCATCAGCCTGCTTCATAGTTGGCGCTGTTGTTACCTGGTGAGTGGTAGAAGTGTCTACGTTAAGAAAATAGGCTTGAATACAAGCTCCATACATTGATTTTGCGGCCCCTCTGGCTACAATCAAATACTGTTTTGTAACCAGCCGCTTTTTAACCAGCTTCTTAACGTATTTTCCTTCTTTTCCATTTTCACCAGGTTGATAGACGCTCCGCTCAACAAAGTAATACCAACCAAAAATTTGTTCTGCCCATAATTTGAAGGTGTCTAATAAATATAAATCGCTTCCATCGGTTAAGGTCAATTCCATTTCACAGTATTTAATAAAACCTTCTACTGCTTGATCATCATAATAAATATTTTGGTTGGAAATTAAATCATCAATCCGATTCATCTCCAAAGAGATTTCTCTGTTTACTGGAATTTCGCCTGAAAGTACAGAGTCTCTAAACTCACCATAATACTTTGGGGTTGCGGTGTTTGACAGGGCCAATTAATTCCTCCTTTATTAAACCAAATTCCTATACTGCTTTTCTAACTTAGCTCGTTTGACTGATTTCTCAAGCGCTTTGTCGGAGAGAGCCGAAGCCGGAGATCGACCAGTCCTCTTAAATGCAATATCGTCAAGAGCAGCATTGACCTGGTTTGTCATCTGCTTTTTAAACTGGTCTTTTCCGATTTGAATAGCGACATCGCCAAGAAACTTTGCTGATTCTGTAGCGAATCGCTTACCTCTAGATACGCTCTCCGTTTGCGACTTTGCGCTAAGCTCTTTGAACTGCTGCTCCAGCCGCATTCTTTCAACAGCATCTTTAAGTTGTTTATCACTAAGGCTTTTAACACTTGGTTTTGGCGGAGGCTTAGCCCAAGCTGGTTTTCCAGACTTTGCGGATTTCTTTTTTTCTTTTCGAACTCCCCATTTCATGCCTTTGACCCCGGCATGATTCAGAAAGTTTTTTGTAAAATCGACCGCTTGAGCGAGTTCATCTTCGGTGTCTGGAAGAAGTTCAAAGGAAATAATTTTTCCCATGCTATCGTATCTTGCTTTTACTTCAATTTCAACGCTTTCGGGATCTAACATTTCCTTCCACCACCTTCCATGTTAACCCAGTATCTGAAACGTCGTATTTAAACTGCAGAGTCTTTTTGCTTCGGCTACTTCCGACCATTTTCTCTGAGTTTTTATTTAAAACTTGGGTGGCCATTGCTGACATTTCATCGTTATACTTTTTTAAAAGTTTTGGGTCGCCAGAAATGTTTTTGTTTTTGTATTGCGGCTTCTCATTGATTAATTTAATGTTTGCATTAATTTCTTTGCCGGATTTATTATAGATTTTTCTAATAGTTTTACTTTTTGTGGCTTTTTTTTCCCATTTTTTGTCAGCTTTTCTTACTTTCCTTCTAGCTGGGTTTGTCTTTTTAATTTGGCGGCGTTCTTTTCTAACGCCCCATTTCATACCTTTAACACCAGCATGTTCAAGAAAGTTTAAGCCTTTTTCTTTTAAAGATTCCTCAATATTGCTTTGAGCTAACTCTTGATCGGCCAACTCTTGCTTCCTTTTTCGCGCTTTAGCGGCAATAGCTCTAGCTTCCGCCTCGTTCTGCGGAACTGGCTCACCCCAAGCTGCAGCAGTAAGAGCAAACCTAGTAGGGCGACCTTTTTCGTCTTTTAGCGGTGGATAATTATCCTGGCCATAAAACCTCAAGGCCCAGCTAATCCAACGCTTTTTATCAGACGTGCTCGCTTTCGAGTAATTTTTGACTCCTGGCTTTAAATTACCACCAAAAGCTTTTCTACCAGCAGCTGTTAATCCACCTTTTGGGTTTTTTAAAGGTTTTTTATCACTCATGGTAATTCAACCTCCCGAAAAACGTTTAGACGCCACTCAAACTCTTTGATCTGGTTGTCCATTGCCTCTAGTAAAAATGAAGTTCCAGGTGGGTCAAACAAAACTCTACACTTTAAAAACACAAAAGACTTAACCATATGAAGCTGTTTGTCAGGAAGGCCTAACTCATCCCACTCAGAAGTTTCGTCTTGAATAAAGAATCCGCCTTCTTCTCCTACACCAAGCTGAGCCAGTGAAGAAAAAGTTGTATTAATAAACATAATAATGTCGGGGTCAAAAGCAGTATAACTTTCGCCAATACCTAAGACTTTTTTAGTACTAATCAGAATGCTATTCTCCATTTGAACCTCCTTTCAGACTACCAGAGTTTTGTATCTCCAGGTTTTCTTTGCGAGAAAGCGGGTATTAATAGGTTTTTGTTTCCGTAATGAATGGCATTATGCGTGGTTTTTGTGGTGGTAATTAAAAACTCTGGATCTAGTATCCATTCTTCTCCATGCAGAATGTCTTCTTTGATTATTGGATTTATGTGATGAACTAGAAGATTGCTATGAATTTCGTACCCTTCAACGCCCAAATCACACCCTTGATCACGCAAAATAACGTGATCTCGAGCGGATTTCCACTCATATGATTGATAGAATTCTTGGTTTAAATAGCGGTCAAATCCAAAAGTTTGAACGCCAATAGACCCATTTAACTTTAAATACTCAAACCTGTCTTCAAAACTATTTAACCTGTTTAGCTCTGAATATGTTCGTTCCATATCGTCACAAACTATCTAAAAACAGCTCAAAGTGCCTTTGCGGCATCTGAGTGTATGGAGTGTCGTGAGCTTTATTTGAAATGAAAGCCGAAGCAACAATGTTTTTACTAGCTAAAGCAGTTTGATACATAAACATGTGTTTAGCTGGTACAACCCCATCAAATTCACCATGAACCAAGCCAATTTTTGGAATCTTAGACGACGCCTGAGCGGAAACCATACTGGAAAGTGAAGACCCTTCAGTTTCTACCTGGGTAAGCGGGTAATCGTAATCGTTTCCGTAAAACAAGTTAGCGGTAATCTTTAATTTACCATAAGGAGCCACTAAAGTTTCTCCTCCACTAGCAAGTGGGCCGTAATCCGGATCGCTAGCGTCATTGTTGTAGGCCCACCACATATCGGATGGAGTTGCCCAAGTATATGCGCCTTTAAAAATTGGATCCGGTGTATTTGATCTACCGCCCCATTCACTGTTAACCGTTAAATCAAATCCGTTTAGATTAGATAAATCTCTACTGATTGCTGCAGCCTGAGCTAAATACGCCCCAGCTGAATGCCCAGTTACAATTACACGGTTGTGATCCAAAGCATAATCTTCTTGCTCTTTAATCCATAAAGCCGCCAACTTGACGTCCGAAATAAAACTAGGGAACTTTCCAGACCCCTGATTTGGCCAAGCGGGTTTGGCAATGTCAAACAAGCTTAACTGCCACGCAAAGATGTAGTCAATGCTAACAACAGCATAACCTTTTCGAAGAAGCCAATAAACCCAACCGTCATGAACGTCACCTCTTACTCCAGCGGAGAAGAATCCTCCATGAACATACATAACTACTGGCCAACCATTAGCCGGCGCGGTTCTTGTTGGGATCCAAAGAGTAAGAGCCCTGACTGATTTGCCTGGATCGTAGTTTAAATCATGAACTGTGTAGTTTGATGTTGAATATACAAACTCTCTTGACCTGTCATGCCAATTGTTTTTGTCTGATGTGTTCACAACTCCAGACTCGACAACGCCTTCTTCAAGTACTGGAACTTCTTGACCATCGACCATTTCGTACCAGGTGTTTACTGGAGTTTGATAATGTTGATCTGCTGTTCCATCCAGGTTATACGTATCAAAAACTTCAAGATCCCCAAACCACCACTCTTGAATATAGCCACCAGCACCACATTTAGACGGATGCCGTCCAAGCATAATACAATTTGCGTCGATGCTTGCGGGGTTACATGTAACAGTGTACCAAGGAGTTCCAGTGTCTGCCCACTTCCAAATCTTTAGTGTTACTTTTGGAGCAACGTTCTGAACTTGAATTTGAATTCGCCAAGTAAACCCCGTAGTGATCTGATTGTTAGTTGGCGGAGTTGTTAGATTAATCGCATTTGTTTCGCCTTTAAAAAATGGTTGATTTACTCGAGTAAACCCTCCGGTAGTAGTATACCTATTTAACATTAAACTAAATCTATCAGTTTGAGAATAATCAGTTCCAGACACATTCATGAACGTAATCATGTGTGGATAAGTGTCACTATAAAAAAGAGATAATGGATTTGAGTTTGTTGTCACATAAAATCTACACGAGTATTCGGTTAACGGAGAAATAAAACCATCTTCATTAACGCGAGAATCTCCAAAACGCCAGTAATTTCTAGCAGGAATGTTTCGCTCTGCATAATCAGTAAAGATAATTCCTCTAGAAAATGGTGTCCGTCTATTTGCCGATACATGCGAATTACCATAATAAACTTTTGAAGGTCTATAATCAGGAAAGAATGGAGGAGTTAGATCATTGATTGAAGGATTTGTCTGAAAACCTTCAGAAGGTTCTGGGCACTTTGGCGCTCCTTGCGTAGGGTGGCACCAAGTTGGGGGAGCAAGAGGCACGTCTTCTGGGTGGAGTCCTAAAATTTTTGTCACGCATACCTCCGACAGATTTTAGTTCCATCGGGAAGTCCTGCCGCAGACTCACCTGCATCTAAGAATACAACTGACTCTCCAGATGGCCCAGGTAACCCTCGAACATTACCGGCGTTAATAGTATTGTTATCTTTTGTAACTAAAATTAAATCATCCGCCTCAATATAGGCATTAATTAAAATGCCGTTTTCAATTTCCTTCATTCTTTCTGCAGTTAAACCAGTTACCGTGGCCATACCAACCTCCTTTGGCCTATCCGATACTCCAAGCTAAAGCTTCGTGCTCTAAATGCGCGGAGTTTGTGTGCACAGCGTTGGCCGCATCAGAAATATCAATTAAGTTCAAAACAACCATTAACGTTGCCAAAGCTCCAGCGCTATCTAAAGATTGATACCTAGGGTTTCCTGTGTTTTCAATGGACAAAATATTACCCTGCCCATCACTCGTTACTACTTTCATAAGGAACTCCTAACAAAAACGCAAGGCGGTTGAGTGCCGTTGCCTGGACCGGCTGAGCAAAACTGTGGTAATGCTCCGGTTACATTGTCTTGAAACTTTGTTCCGTTTAACGTAGCCATAGCGTCTGGAACTTGGTATCCTAAAATATGAGTAGTTTGAAAGTCTGCGTGCCCATTAGTTTGTTGAGCAACGCACGCTAACCAGTAAAGACCCGGTTCTAAAAGTAAATTGATTGTAATTACTTTAAAGTCCGGATCACTAGTCAGATCAATAGTTCCAGCATCTAAAATAAGTTGATAAGGCGAATCGTCTGTTGATGAACTAGAATATACACCAAGACGAGCAACAGACCCTGCGCCGATAGACGTTGAGTGTGTGTGGTTCATGCCGATTCGATCAATAATCATTGACCTAGTCACGTACATAGGCGTGTACCAAAGCCTATTGTTATTCGTTTGACCATTTCCAGAAGTAGTAGCAGAAGGAGAAGTGTACTGGCCATCAATAAACATTGCCGGAGGTTTAGGAGGATCCGTAGAATTAATTACAATTCCTGGGTCTCCTTCTGTATAATTTGGATTTAAGTCAATAGTGATGTTGTCGCCGGCTTCAATATCTAAGATACTTAAAGATCCCCCGACACCAGCAATTGGGCCTCTACTAATAACCGCGTACATCTCACCAAAAACTGGAATATTGTTAGGCGTTAATACGACCTGCCTGTACTGATGGACGATTAGCTGCTGATCATCACCATTGAAAAGAATGCCGCTAGTTCCAGCGTCTAGAGTAACATCTCCGTCTTCTGCAACGTTAATAACCCACCACTCTTGGCCGTAGTGTGTTAACGATACAGTATCAGGAAATGTAATTACACAAGATGCCGCAACAATGAGAACCCTTGGAATGCCAGTAATAGTAGTGTCTTCAAAAATAAATTCAACGTTTCTAGACTGTAAATACTGCGTATGAGGATGACCAACAGTTAAGTTTAAAAGCTCGGCATGATCGTCAGTTCCTGCAGATTCTCCAGGAGGACCTTCTGGACCCTGCGGACCTTCTGGCCCTTGGGCTCCTGTAGGACCGGCTGCTCCAGCAGGACCAGCAGGACCAGCGGGTCCAGTAGCTCCAGCCGGTCCAGTAGCTCCAGCCGGACCGCTTGGGCCAACTGGGCCAGACCGAATGATAGTAATTGCGCCAGTCGCAGGATTCTGAAGAATCCTTTGCGTTCCGGCCTCTGAAAATGGATCGCTCATTCTGTAACCACCCCTTGAAACAGGACCTTTAACGGCTCACTAAAAATACTTAACGGTTCATCGCCGGAGATTCGTTTTAAATCCATAAAACCATAGGTTTTAGTAACGTTTGTTAAATCTTCACTGTTTAGAATTAAAACTAACTCTCCGTCCGTGCCATCGGTTGCGTACTCAACGGTGAACGTCGCCAATAAATCAGAGTCTAAACTTTTTTCAGATCTAATTTCACTGGTGATTGTTTCACCAGAAACGTCAAAGGCTAAACCGACGGCGACATAATTTGTCCGATTCAAATGAATCACTAGTTGATCGTGCATTAGTACTCCTCGTCTTCGGTCAAAATATCTTGCCCAGCGTAAGCTCGCATGGCATTTAGAGCCGTCTCATACAACTCTTCAACTCTTTTAGCCGAGGCCATGTGCTCTACTTTTGCATTTAATAACTCGTTTTCTCTAGACAAGCGCTCTTGTTCTAAACGTTCTCTAGTAGAGCCGAGCTTTAAATAATGACTAATTACCTGAGCGGAGGCGGTTCCTTCCATTAATTGTTTTTCCGCCAAATCTACAGCAAGAGAAACAAGCTGAGTCTCTCTTGCTTCCGGCGTTTCAGCAGGCTTTCGCTGCTTTTGCGTTTGTCTTTTTGCAGGCACTTGTTTCTCCTTTCTGTAGAGTTGTTACATAGTGTGGGCCCGGCACAAGTGGCTCAAGCCCAGGAGGACGGGCGAACACTTAAAGACTTGCCCGGGCCCACGAATTTAGGAAGTGGCTTTTGCCGTCTGCTTCATGGCACGAGCAACAAAGTCCTGTGCTGCGCTCTTAGGAATGGTCATAAAGCCAACTGATTTACCAGGCTCCACAAGCTTTGCAAACCCTACTAAATCAAGCCCAGGAAGAGGAATGGTAACCGCGCCAAACTGCGCAAAGAAACCGACGCCATCTACTGCAATATACATGTCTGCCTCCTTAACATCAAACGAAGAGTTTGATGGAAGATTTGAACTGTTGTTGTAAACCGGCCGGCCAAACCCGGCAATATTATACCTATGTCTGGAGCGAACCATAACTTCGCCGCCGTTAGATTGATTCTTCATTGAGGTGTTTCCCTCAATTGTGTCTACGTAAATACCTCTTGAACCAGTGACAATACCAACGTGGTCAATAACTCCGTTGTTTTCAAAATCAAAATAAACAATATCACCCGGCTCGCACGGTCCATTATTATGCATCCATCGGTTTAAAAGTTTATAGTTGTGAACTCCAGAAGGAGTGTACACCGAAGAAGGCTCAGTGTTTCCAGATCCACTTTTTGTAACTGAAAACCCTGCGTCAATTAAAACACAATCGGTAAAACTTCCACACCAAGGTTGAAACTGGTAGCCAGTTCGCTTACCAAAAATAGTTTCATTACTTCTTGGACCTTCTCTATACCCAATCCACTTTCTTGCCTGATTAACCACATCGTTTCTAGTTGGCATTGACAACCTCCCTAAAGATCTAAACACTCTTAGCGCCTCCAACCCCAAAACTTTTTTTCAAAATCTCCCCCGGGGCCAAAAAATGTGGTCCGGCGATGAAGGGAGGGGGGTAATTTTAAAGACCCCTCCCCCCCTTCAAAGCCTGACTAGTTTAATAATCAACTTCTTTTGAAACTTTTCTATAAAGTCCAGAAATATTTTCTTCAACAATCTCATCAATTGCTAATTCATTAGCGATATTCTGATCAACTTCTGATAACTCATTAGACGTGAAGGTGAGCCTGGCCAGGAGGGAAGAGGTGTTGTACCCTGCCGCCACATCATAAGCAAACCATTCTTTAAAGTTTTCAAAAGGATCGAACGGATTGTCGACAGTTGTTAACATGGAACGTTTCATCTTCACTCCTTTCTACTCTCCACCTTCAACAGCCAAGTCTAATGTTGACAGTGAGACGCCAAGCTGTTGAGCTACCTCAGCTCTTGTGTAGCCTAGAGCTAACATAGACTCAGCTCGCTTAGTCTTTGCTGATGTCATCTTAACTTGAGTTCTTGGTGTTGCAAGTTCTCTAACAACATCCATGTCTGCATGTCTAAGTATCTCAGTAAGTTTGTGATTGCTGATAGCACCAGCTTGAATAGCTTCCCATTCTTTTGGTGTTAACTTAATGTCTTGCTTCTTAGCGCCTGTTCTATTCCTAGCTTCGTTTAAGGCCTGGGCCTTAAGTCTTTTCTCATGCGCTTTATCTAAATTAGGATTAGCATCTTTCTTAGTCTGAAGAACAGAGTTAGCTAGTAGCTGTGCCTGCCGTTCCCTAGGTGCGTTTAACTGGGCGAGGGTTAGCTTATTATTTAAACTATCAACTTCATTCTTATAAACCTTGTTAGCTGAAGGTGAGTACTTAACGGAGGGGGTCTTAACTGACTCTCTCCTGGCTTCGTTAGCAAGGGCCTTTAGTTTATTAGAATGATCGGCGTAAAGGTTTTCAATCCTTGTGCCGGACGAAAGAGTACGGGCGTCTTTAGTAATACTAAGCCTCTCTACTTTAGTAGTTAAAGGTTGCCCTGTTCTCCAACTAACTTCACCCGTTGGTTCGAATACCCGTTCACCAGTATCTTTATCAATGGGGCCACCTTTAGCCATCGACCTAGCTTTAAACTTAGGGACGCGTTCTTGTCCCTTTGCCCTAGAGATTAAGGTCGAAGCTCCACCAGGAGGACCACCATCCGGTTTGGCCTGGTACTTAGCTCTTAGATTCTTAATACCATTATCAATCTCAGATTGTTTATAGTTTAGCCTGTGCTTTTCTGCATCAATAACAACCATTGAATGTCTAACGGCGGCGGCAAGCTCTGTGGTTGGGGCGCCTTTAATAGTCATGTCTGTAATTAAATTAGATATTTCGCCCATTTGCCGTTGAGTGTTACTCATCACCTTCATTCCAGGGTATTCTTTATATGTAACCCTTGGGTTGAAGTTTTTTAAACCTTCAAGAGCAGCGGTAGACGTTATCTTTCCGTTGTTATTAGGAATGACTAATACCGTGTCCCCGTCAAAGTCAGCGCCTGATAATCTTTCTGCAACTTTTGCGTTGATACCCACCGCATCTAAAGCATCACCCAAAATGTTTTTTGATTCTTTGTGTTTGTTATTAACTTTTAACTTTGGAATCTCAAAAGTACCGCCATGTGGGAATCTAATCAAAACTACTTCTTCACCGTTTTTATAGTTAGGCGCATAGATTTCATTAGGTTTTAAAGACTTAATTGGCATAATCACATGATAAGCCTGTCTTGGTAAGCTAGCGGCAGATAAATGTACGGATGCGGCGTCAGTTCCATCAGCAAATTCGTCTAAAAGTTTTTTCCTGACGGCTGGATTTGTCAACTGTTTAATTGTGTTTAAATCATTGACGCGTCTTTCATAAGTCATGTCCAGCTGTTCTTTAGCTAACTGTGGAGTTTGTTTTGACAACACCTGAGTCGAGATGGATTTAGACCATTTCCCCCATTGACCCTCTTCTGTTAGAATGTTCATAACAGAAGTTACTTTTTGTTTGCCATCCTTGGTGGGCTTAGTTATTTGTCTACTAACTGTAGCGCCAAAAGGATTGTCCGGGTCATCTGAGAGTGGTTTTAAAACGTCTAACTTATTTGTGACTTCTGATTTAGATTTGTTTGTATTAAACACAACGTCAACGCCATCAGGTAAATCATTTTTATAGATTGCCATGCCCTTCATATAATGTGAATTACCAACCTGAATTCTTACCTGTGCGTACCTAGAGCCTCCTATAGAAAGATCTTCTACACCAGGTCGCATATAAATAACTCCGTCAGCTTCTTCTCCGCCGTCTTCTTTATAATTGATAGCAATTCTTTTTGGATTTAAAGGTAGAGGTGGCAGCATACCCAAAATAGTTTTACCAGTATCGTCTAAATGAATGTTTGGCGCTTTGATGTTGTAGCGATTTTTACTTACATCGCCAAAGGTTGTTCCCGGAGGAGCCAAGACTTTGAAGTTTGTTTCAAAATCAGTTCCTAACTGTTGAACTTTAATGTTAGTGTAAACATTATACCCTTCGCTTTTCAGAATTTGAAGGGCAGTATTAAGGCGCTCTTTACTAACATTCAAATAGTTCTCAACGCCATTACCAACATCAGTCAAACCATTTTTATCAACAAACTCTCTTAAGATTGATGCGGTTTTTAAGGTTAAATCTTCTTTGTCTTTTAATCCTGGTGCTAAAAGGGTTCTAACTGTAGACTCTGGGATCCCCATTTGTTTCCCAATAGCCACATTACTCATACCTTTGTCTTTAAGTCTTTGCGCGGTTGCTTGATCGGCTGCTTTTTTTTCAGATTTTGCTAACGACTTTGCCGCCCTTAATTCTGCGGTTGTCATGCCAAAGCCCTGCGCGATTTCGGTTTCTTTTAATCCATCTTTTTTTAACTTTGCGACGGTATCTAAAAAATCCCTGTTGTTTGACGTGACAAAGGAGTCGCCTCCACTACCCCAAGGGTACCTACCTGATTTTCTAATAATACCATAATGAGCAAGATATTCTTCTTCTTCAATTAACACAATCACCCTCCTCAGAATCTGTCAGAGTTTCTCATTTCTTCGATTTGTTGGTCAAAGTCAACAATGATATCCATGATGTCAACAATTGTCTCAGCATATGGCTCAAAAGTTCTAACGTCTTCGCCTTGATAGATTCTCAACTCAATCTCAATATCAAACGGAGAAATAGAGTACTCTAAACAAAACAAAGCCGCATAAACTTCAAGTTGTTTTTCTTTTGTCGGAGTAATCCCAGTTTTCAAATCATGAATTCGTAATTTGTTTCGTCTAAAAGAAATTGTATCTGCTGTACCAAAACAGTTATCGGAATAATATAACGCTTGTTCGCAATTCATCTTATAGTGTATAGCATCATTAACATATGTGGATAAAGATTTGTTTGACCTAGATAACTTTACCCCTAACCTAATTGCCTCATGGGCAAGATCGTGTAAATCAGACCCTCTTCTTGCGGCTTGGGCAGCGACAAATCTAGACTCTAATTTTTCATAATTGTAGTTAACCCAACTATAGTTACTCGGGCTCAAAAAGGCGTGCTTGCCTTGTAATTCCGAATGCCGATTGAAGAGCATCTAAAACTTCCTCCTCGTTTTCCGGAAAAATAAATGCTGAAAACGACATTCCGTTTAACATGTCAACATAATAGTTTTGGTTTGGCCGAATTGGAGCATCAGCATGTGCTTTAACTTCTAACATCGCCCAACTATCTTTATAGAGAATAATTAAATCTGGAATCCCTTGCACGTAAGTTGGGTCGTTTTTAATGACCAAACAGCCCGGTAAAATTGATTCCAGTTTTTTGATGAGATAGTGTTGATAGTCTTTTTCCAGCATTTTCCTCCTTTAAAAAAAATAATGTGAAAAAGTCACATTCCTCCTATTATATACGATGTATTTTATAAGACAGTATACGTTAAGCAAAATAATAGGAGCAATCTGTTGGGTAGATGCTTTCTCCTGTGTGAGTTGACCTGAGGACGTCTGAGAACAACAATCCTTCAGATAACCCAGCTTCAATAATTGACGGATAAACAACATCTGTTTGTGCGTTTACTGTTTTGTTAAAGTAGACGTCTGGGTATTCGTTTGTCATTTGCCTGGCGTACATCTGAGCAAACCACCTAGGCCTCCAGGCCAAGTTATTTGCACTGACGTGAGTTTTATTTCCATCTAAAACAATAACTGTATTACAATAAACGTTCCGTTCGTCTCCTTCGTCAAACGGAAGTGGTACAAATGCCTCCGCAACCAAAACTCTAATGGACCTAGTAACTCTGTACCCTTCTTGATTAACCAACGTTACTTTTAAATCTCCTTGCAGAGTCCTACTAAGGGCCATAAACTTTTCTGCTTTTCGATTGTAAACACTGCCGTAGTTTGAAATAGAATAATTTTCATAGTTTTCAATTGGGTGCCAAACTTCTTCCATTTTTATCTCCTTTTTTTTGTGCGTCAAATGTCAAAAATTTTTGCAAAAAACTTTTTTATAATTTGTAGATTATACGCTTACTATACACCCATATAAGTCGTATAATATTAATAATAATAAAAAGTTTTTAGGTCGTTTTTCTCAGATATGACGCAGCCCAGAAATTCCTTTATTTTAAAGGGTTTTTAGCGTACTGAGCCACGTCATATCTGAGAAGTTTAACGCTATACGTCAAAGACCGGGCCAAACTTTTCGTTATCCTGTATAAATTTTCGTTCATTAAAGTTCTTTTTTGAAGTCAAAGATTCTTTGATTGCTCGGTCAATCACAGAATTTGACGTAAGTACATAGTAGTATAACTTCTTATAAGGCGTGTCAAGACGGTCAATTCTACCTTGTGCTTGGATAAAGTTCTTGTAAGAATAGGTCATAGAGTATAAAACCATAGCATTAGTTGTGGTACAGTTCCATCCTTCTGCGCCGGCGGTGTATTGAACTAAATAAACCCAGGAGTCTTCCACTGGAATTGGGTCTTTTTTATGCCCATTCCATTCATATACATTTATTTCGTCGGAGAGAGTTCTTAGGATATCTAGCTCGTAATTAAAAGTGTAAAAGATTATAAGTTTTTTATGACACTTTATAAGAGTTCTAATCATATCCAGTCTAGAAGGATCTGTATTAACAATTCTTCGTATCAAACGAAATAGTTCAGACACGTCTTTTACAGGCCGCTCTTCGTAAACATTCCATCTTTCTTTGTATGCGATATCAAAGAGATGTTTGTCATAGTCAACATCAATATAGTTTATAACTCGAACTGTGTTTTTAATAAACGGCATCTCGACTAGGACATCATTACGAAGTACTTCCAAATGTGCTTCATTTAAATACTTTCTAATTTTTGGATACTTGGAGAATGGCTCATAAACCACGTGTTTCATTTTGAATTCAGTTGCGTTTTTGTAAAACCCATTAGCGACAAAGACTGGAATATAATCAATCCATGTGTCACCAGGAGTAGCGCTTAAAAGAACCCAAGAATTGTTTTTGGCAATCTTTAGAAAGCTTTTGGTCCAAGCTCCAGATCCAACTAATCTCTGCTCGTCAAAGACAAAAAAGTAATCTTTGTAATCTTCAAATTTTTTGATGTTGTTCCACGATTCAATAATGATCGCGCCAGAACAAGTAGCTTCTGGGTCTGGACTAATACCAAATCGTGCTGCTTCCCTTTCCCATTCAAGACTATCTCGTTTTTTTGCCGTCGTAATTACGCAAATATCCTTAGGCGCTTCTTTCTCCACGTAATACCCAAGAACCGTAGCAGATTTACCTGTGCCAACACCTCCCCATAAAATCTTTCCACTCGACAGTTGATTAATAGCAAGTTTTTGATGCTTCATCAATTCAATCATTTAATCCTCCTTTATAAAAGAAAAATGAAATGCCCTGTAAGTCAATACAAGGCATCTCATTTTGATCAGATCTTGACAAGGTAGTCAGAAGTGATCTGCTCTTCGCTGATGTCAAGTCCACCATTGATCTCACACAAGAGGTCGATGATCCGTCCGACATTGTTCCAAGCTTCCATGTCTTTGTCGGTCACGTTAGCGATACGCAATGGTGTTGACGGGTCCCAAAAGGTTCCGGTCTCTTCCATGTGACGCTTTTGCGCGGCAAAGAACTCAAAAGCCACAAGATTATATCTTAGGGCAACATCATCCTCAAGGATGAGATGTAGGGGACTTCCCAAAAACGAGTATACAGATTGCATCTATCTCTCCTTATTAGTAGGTCTCTCATTATACGCGTTGTAATTATTGCGAGAGAAAAAGTGTGATGCCTTGTATTGGGTAATACAAGACACCGCACTTTTGAGTGTCACAGTCGATACCCGAGGGGGTGGTTCCTGATCGCCTCCACGCGCCGCTCCGACTCCTTCCGGCGGCGGGCGAGCTGGACGCGGTGGGGGATCGACAGCATGTACCGACCCGCTCGGTAGGTACCGTAGCCGATGATGGCTCCGATAGCTGCGCGAGCGAGCAGGCTCATGCCGTCGTCCGAACCGCTTCCGGACTCGCCGTTGCCGGTCGTGTCGTTGTTGGTCGTGTCGTTGTTCATGGTCTCTCTCTCCTTTGGTAGGGGTTGTTTAACTCTCATTATACGCTTTGTAATTCTTGCGAGGCAAAAAGTGAGATGCCTTGTATTGGGTAATACAAGACACCGCACTTTGAGATCACTTCAGATTGATCATCATGATTGCGATATCGAAGTCAGCGAATCGCACCGCCTCTTTGATCGTGACCTCTTTCCTCATAGCAAGAACTCCGTACTCGATCAGGATGGCCATGGTTTCTGGATCGTTGGTGATCTCATCAAACCTGGACTCTCCGTGATAGAACAGGGTTTCTTTCCAGTATTGAAAGCCTCGATTGTTTTTGCAGGGATTCTTCAGAAGTCGAATGTAACGCATGTAACGCATGTTTCTCTCCTTTGGTTGGTCTCATTATACGCCTTGTAATTGATGCGAGAGAAAAAACGAAATGCTTTGTACCTCCTAATACATAGCATCTCGCTTTTGAGGGTAGTACCTCAGGTCGGGTTGTTGGTGGACGACTCGTCGTCGACGATCATCTCGATCGTCTTCCGCTGCATCCGCTGCACCATCCAGTTCGCGGTGGTCACCGAAGCCACGTAGGCTCCAGCGATCACGCCGATCCGGATGGCGAACTGAGCGAACGGCAAGACGCCGGGGATGGTGTCGTTGGTGTCGTTGTCCATTTCAGTCCTCCTTGATAGGTTGATAACTCTCATTATACGCCCTGTAATTCTTGCGAGGCAAAAAGTAAGATGCCTTGTAATTAGCTACAAGACACCCTACTTTTTAGATCAGTCCTTCTTCTTGGCCTTCTTCTTGACCTTCGATTCGACTTCGAGCTTCGTCTTGTCGTTTCGGCGGATCAGTTCTCCGATCTTACGCATGTGCCACCGGACAATCGTGACTCCACCGATGCTGCAAAGAGCACCGATAATCACGATTCCAGCGACAGTCACAAGATCTTCTGAAGTGAACGCTTCCTCTTCGTTGACGCTCTGATCGGTTTCGTTGGTCATTTATTCCTCCTTGAATTAGGGATTGGTCTCATTATAAGCCTTGTAATTTATACGACGAAAAGATGAAATGCCTTGTAGGGGGTCTACAAGACATCTCATCTGAGCTTCCCTGAGTCTGGGTGACTCAGCCGAACTTCCTGGCGTAGGCAGCACGGGACTGGCTCGAGCTCAGCGCATCGAGGAGCTTCGCGGCCGCCATAACGGCGAACGAGCTCACGATGATGATCTTGACCGGGTCCTTGTCGTACTCTTCCTTCAGTCGGTCCAACATGTTTCCTCCTTGATTATAGGGTTGGTCTCATTATACGCTTTGTAATTCCTGCGACTACTCGTCCCCCTGAGCCTCAAGATACGCGTAAAAGATCCACTGCTCAAAGTCAGTCAACTTTTCAGCAGGCTTTACCGACATTTTGAATGCCGTGTTAAGTCCCCACGCCGCTCCAAGAAACGTGCAAAAGAGAAACGTTACCAAATAACCGATGAACTTGAACATTTTAATCCTCCTAATTGAAAAGTGAAATGCCTTGTATATTCATACAAGACACCTCACTTTTGGTCACTCTCCGTTGTGGATGTGCACTTCGACCCAGGGGCCAGAGCGCGAGATGAAGTAGACGGCCGTGAGCCCCACGAGGCTGACGAACATCACTGCCTTGCGGCGGTTTGCTCGTGCTTCGCGGATCTCTGCGGCGGTCCGCTTCGACTCCATCTGGTCGATCAGTCGGTTGTACATAATTCCTCCTTGGTTAGGTTCCATTATATACCTTGTAATTTCTACGACCGTCGAGCCAAGAGATCGATCAGCGGGATCAAAGCGTCGGGGGCCTCAGCTCCCAGGGCGTAGATCTCGTCCAACATTCTGCTGGGAATGCTCGAGTTGAACACGTGGAACCAATCTCCGTACTCTGCGACCCACCGAGAGGACTTTTGGTTAAAGTACAAGTGCAACATTTAATCTCCTTAGTCGTGGATTAGATGAGCAGTTTTACTTCATGCTCAGGAAGGTTTCCGTCAGATACCCTGTCGGTACGACCTAGCGAATAAGCCCCGCTAGGCGAACTGAGCAGTTTAGAGTCATACTCAGGACTAGGCGTTTAAGGTCAGCCAAAGACCGTAATGTGATGGAGTCTCAGTCCAAAACCCACCACAAGTTTTGGTATTATTTATAGTCTAATCCCAGGACTTTTTTGGTTAGTTACGCGTTCCGATCTTTGCCCCCCAATAAGAGAACAAAGCACGCAACCGGGCTTCTAGCGGACACTAGAAGGATCACCAAAAAGGTTTTTTGTTTAACGAATTCTTTTGTGGCCAAACAAAAGAAACTGCTGTGTTTTCCTTCACAGTCTATCTAAGGCGGCCTGACATGCGGGGCTCCGCACCAGACAGTAGAGCTCTTCAAATCAAGGAGAGAGAGGAAGGGTTTTGATTTGAATCTCTTAGCGCCTTAACGCTCTGAGCCTAAAGCCTATTTATAGTCGCTCAGTCGACTTTAAGCAACGTCATCAGTAATATCGATGAACTGAAGCTTTTCTCGGCCATCAATGACAACAAGCCTGAGAAGATAAATTCCAGGCTCGGTGATATGACCTTTCTCAATTGTCTTCTCAAGAAGCGTTGCAACTACTGGCGCTTCAAGAGTCCAAGCAGGAGGGCTAAAATCATACCCAGTCTCTCGAATCCAGACAATATAACCAAGTTGATATGACGTTGCTCCTAGCATTAATTCTCCTTAGCAACCGTAATAATTCGTGTTGGAATGTCTATCATTCGTGCAATCCTAATGAGAACTTCGTCGTTCCCAATATCAACAAACCGGATAACGTACTCTCCAGGTTCGTCAATATTGCCGTCCTCAATAGCTAATTCAATAAACTTAGAAAAAACTG